ATGATAGCTCAATCATGTAAAGAAAATATTGATTTGCATCTATATTAATGTTGGTTATAACTAACATAATAGCTAGAATAATGGCGTAATGTCTAATATAACTAACATAATAGCTACTTTTTGTCAAGTATATTTAATGTTATACATAAATTATATTTTAGTGTTGCATCTATATTATATTTTAATGTTGTTTCTTATTTAGAATGATTATAAATTACATATCTAAAAGCTAATAAAATCAAGGGTTTTAAAAAAAGATTGTAAATAATTAAAAAAAAATGTCAATAAAGTTTTGTCAGTAAAATAATACACTCTATATTTGCGTATAACAAAACGAAAAACTAACCTTTAAAACTAGAAATTATGAACATGAGCTATTGCAGATTTAGAAACACTTTAATTGATTTAATTGATTGCGAGGATAATTTACCAAATCAAGATTTGTCAAAAGACGAAGCTGAAGCATTTGCTGATTTAGTTGAGTTATGCAAAATAATTGCGAGTAGATACGAAAATCAAGATTATTTTGAATTAATAGATTTATCAAAAGAAAATAATTAATATTTAAAAACTAACCAAATGAAAGACTTTATTCAAACGCTTGACTTTTTAGAAAAGCAACAAGAGGAAAATTCCTTAACTACTTACCAACTTCATTTAATTATTCAAACAATGGCTACATTTATTCATGACGAAAACTTAAAAGAAATCGAAATTGCATTTAACATTTTTAAAAACTAAACTATGAAAACTAAACTAAAAGACTTAATCTATTATTTCACTCCATTGACGGATGAGCATAGAGACATTTTAAACACGTCAGTTGTGTTTATATTGTTTTGGGTGAGTGTTTATACCTTAGCTTACATTACTAACCTTTAAAACCAAGAAAATGAATTTAGCAGACGACTTACAAATTGAAAAATATACAGCGTGTTTATGGTACGAAGTGGGAAATATTGAATTTATAGTAGACTTTGAATGGAGCTTTGTCTCATATGACGAAGAGACAGGTGAAACTACTGTTAGTGTATGGCTAGAGAAGGGTGAACAATGGCACAATAACATTTGTCATCCATTTACACCTAATAAAGATGAGCTAAAAGAAATAATAACAGCTATTGAGGACTATATACTAGAAGACCCGGAGCGATTTGGTGTATTAGCTTGGGAGGAAAGTAATAAAGATTTTTATAACGATTTAAATTATGATAAAGATGACTACTGAAACAAGACCAATACCCACTACATTTAGTTTACAAACAAAGATGGATTGGTGGAAGAATAAAAAGAGCGAAGGCGATAAAGGAGGAAGCTTTAATTTACAATTGTATTTAGACTATCTACGCTCACAAGATACTAACCAAATAAAACAAGACAATGACAAGATTTAAAGTAACTTACAACTATTTTGAGAGTGGCAAAAAACGAATAGCCATCAGAATACTAGAAGCACTAGATAGAGAACATGCAATAAATTTAATGGCTATGTGGCCCAAATTAATACTAAAAGTAGAAACATTATGATTGATAGAATAGAGCAAATAATCGAAGAGCAAGGCTTAAAAGATAAAACTAGAGCAAGATACATAGTACATAGGAGATGGTACTTATTTAGAATACTAAGAAAAAAAGGAATAATCTACAGGCGAATAGGTGAGATGTTTGATTTAAATCACGCAACTGTAATATATGGCACAGGAATGGCTGAATTTTTTGAAAAGCAACAAGATGAGCTTTACTTGCTAGATACTGCAGAGCTTCAAAAAGAATTTGGAGATATAGAGATAATATCTGAACAAAGAAACTTGATTAACGACATTCAAAAATGTAATTCAATGAATGATTTGTCAATAATTAAATCAAGATTAATAAATTTTCAATATCAAAATTATAATAATAGAGCTGAATAAGAAAAAATAGTTATATTTGTGAACGGATTGGCTCGACACCATAAATCCAAGAGGAAATTCTTAGCCTTGTATTGAAGCAGATGTCGAGTCCTGCGGATATATGAGGCTTTTTTAGTTATTAAAAAATTAATATTATGAGTGGATGGATAAAAATACATAGACAAATCTTGGAGTGGGAATGGTACTCTGATAATAATTCTTTTCGTCTTTTTTTACATTTGATATTAAAATCTAATCATAAAGAAAAAAGATTTAAAGGAATAGATTTAAAAGTTGGCACAATAGTAACATCTAGAGAGATACTAGCTATTGAAACAGGTTTAAGTATTCAACAAATTAGAACGTCTTTAGACAAGCTAAAATCAACCAACGAAATAACCATCAAAACAACGTCACAAGGCACTATAATTGAGATAGTTAACTATACAAAATATCAAGTAGTAACCAACGAAGTAACCATTAAACAACCAACAAGTAACCAACCGATAACCACTAACAAGAATGTAAAGAATGAAAAGAATGAAAGAAGTATCTTTATTGAACCTACTTTTAATGAAATTCTTGAGTATTGTTCACAACGAAAAAACGGAGTTGATGTAAACAAATTTCTTAATTTTTATTCGTCCAAAGGTTGGATGGTAGGTAAGAATAAAATGATAGATTGGAAAGCTTGTGTAAGAACATGGGAGAAACCAATTGAAATAAAAGAAGTAAACGAACCAAATAAATGGAAAGCACCATGGAGTTAAATGGATTTAAGATTACAGAAGCAGGTGACGTAATAACTGACTTATTTAAATATCGAGATACATACAATCAAAAAGGAAAGTATCTAGGTTTTTCAAAGTTACACGAGCATTATTCAATGAGCTTGGGCAATTGCACTGATTGGACGGGTTTTCCTATGAGCGGAAAGACTCAAGTATTAATGGAGTGTTTAATGAATACTTCTAAATTCTATGGATGGAAACATTTAGTTTATTTCCCGGATGTTGGTTCTAATGTTGAGATTGTAGCTGATTTGATTAATAAGAAAACAGGCAAGAGTTTTAATCCACTAGATAGAAACGTGATTGAGGATAGAGAAATTACTCAAGCAATTGATTGGGTTTTAAATCATTTTAAAGTATTGACTAAAAAAGATGTAAAAGCTAAATTAACGCCTATTCAATTTTGGGACATGGCAGTAGAAATAAAGAAAAATCAAGAGCTTCATACTGCTTCAATTGATAGTTGGAAAGACTTAAACCACCCATACAATGAGTTTGGAGGATACGCTCAATATCTTGAATATGTTTTACCTTATCGTAATCAAATAGCAGAAGATAATGATTTGCATTTACATACGATTATTCACCCAAAACTAACTGAAAAGGAAAACGGAAAACGAAACGCTCCTGTACCATATGACTTGAAAGGTGGTAGTGAGTGGTTCAATAGTGGTAAATGCATGATTACAGTACATAGACAAGACCCAACTTTTAATCTAGCAGAAATACACTTTAATAAAATTAAGCCTCGTTCAAATGGAAATATTGGAATGATTGAGATTTGGTTTGACAAAGAGAGATTGAGCTACTTTGAACAAACAAATCCATCACCAAATGTATATGAGAAGGCATACGCAACTAAACAAATAAATAATTAAAAATATGAAAACAATAAATAGTATAAGCGGAGGACAAACATCTGCATACATTGCTGCAAATTATCCTGCAGATTATAATATTTTTGCATTGGTGACAACTGATGACATTAAGTGCAAATATCCGGATGAGAAACTAAGACAAATTGTAAGTGATAAAATAGGAAAAGAATTTATAGGTACTTTGGAGGAGGATACAATAATTAAAACAATTTTAGATTTAGAACAATTTATTGGCACAAAAATAGATTGGGTTAGTGGTATTTCTTTTGATGAGCAAGTTAAAATTTATAAAAAAAATGGAGACATAAAAATACATTTACCATCTGCAATGAGACGAACTTGCACTATTGAAATGAAAATACAACCAATTTTTGAGTTTTGGCTTAAAAACATAAAAGAAATAACAGAAACAAGGATTGGTTTTAGAGCAAATGAAACTAGAAGGGCAAACAATATGACTGAAAGAGCAAGTTTAACAAATGGAATATTAACATTTAAAACAATCGTTGGTCAATCTAAAAATGGTAATAATAAATGGTTAGATATGCCTTATCAAATACCAAGATTTCCTTTGATTGAGGATAATATTTACAAAGATACTATTGTTGAATATTGGAAAGACAAACCTGTTGAATTTGCATATATGAATAATTGCGTTGGTTGTTTTCATAGAAATCCAATTGTTTTAAAGCACATGTCAGATAGACACCCAAATAAATTTCAATGGTTTATTGATACTGAAATTGAAGGCTCAAAACATTTTACAGGAAATAATTGGAAACAAGGCATGACATATGAAAAGATTAAAAGCTCATTTAAACAATTTGAATTATTTGACACTGATTTTAATGAATGTGATAGTGGATATTGTGGCTTATAAATCTTAAAAAAAATAAAATGGAACTAGAAATTTTAAAAGCAAGAGTAATCTTACAAAAGACTTTACTCAAGCTCAAAGTAAGTAGAGAGGAAATCGAACAAAAAAACGAACGTAGAAAAGATTTAATAAATTCAATGCAAGAAACAGAAAACGAGTTGAGCGAAGTATTGACAACTTTTATTATATTAGAGAAACAATCTAGAGAATTTTCACAAAGTGCTTATAGACTTGATAGACTAAACTTGGAATTAAAATGTGAGATTAAACAATTACAAAATGAAATTAAAGCAAATAATTTTTAAAAACTAACAACATGAAACAAATTAAACTAAGAAACAAAATATTAAATGATAAATACACCGAATACATATTTGAGGCATTTGATATTCAAAACAAAGATGAGACAACAGTTGATATAAATATGAACTTTGGTGATTGTAAAAACTTTGATTGGAATATAGGTGTGATTTACGGAGGTAGTGGTACAGGAAAAACAACTTTACTAAAACAATTTGGAGTATTACAAGCCATAGAGTTTGATAGTGAAAAGGCATTAATATCTAATTTTGATTGGTTAGAACCACAAGAGGCAACATCTTTATTAAGCTCAATTGGTTTGAGTAGTGTGCCAACTTGGTTAAGACCCTTTCACACTTTAAGTAATGGAGAGCAATATCGAGCTGAACTAGCCTACAAGATAGGTAAAGCTCAAGAGAATGAAGCTGTGTTAATTGATGAGTATACTTCGGTGGTAGATAGAGACGTGGCTAAATCAATGAGCTTTGCACTTCAAAAATATATAAGACGTTATAACAAAAAAATAGTTTTAGCTTCATGTCACTTTGATATTATGGAGTGGTTGTTACCTGATTGGACTTACTCACCTCTTAAAGGACGTGTCGAGAGGCATGAATGTCGAAGGCACAGCCGACCAACAATTAACCTTTCGATATTTCGATGTAGATATGCAACTTGGAATATATTCAAACAACATCACTATCTAAGTCAAGAGCTAAATGCAGCTGCTAAATGTTTCTCATTTACTTTAAATGACAAGCCACTAGGGTTCATAGCCATTTTACCAATGCCTAGTGGTACAGTAAGAGACGCTTTTAGAATAAGTAGATTTGTAATATTACCTGATTATCAAGGTCTTTCACTAGGAATAAAGCTATTAAATTATTTTGGAGCCATGTACAAATCAATTGGCAAAGTATTATATATAAAAACATCTAATCCGGCATTATTCAATGGCATGATAAATAACATACACAATTGGAAATTAGTAATGGAAAACAATAACATTGCTCAAATTAAAAAGACTAATGAAAAATTGATTGCAGATGGAAAAGACAATGGTCTTAAATTAAGAAAAGAGAGCATAACAAAAAGCTATAAGTACATTGGAGACGAGAGCAAAGAGGATTTATCAATCTTGAAGTTAAATGCCGACGCTTGGAAAGATGTTGCACAAAATCAAATAAGTTTATTTTAATATGAAAAAATGTAAAAATTGCAAAGAACAATTTGCACCTGTAAACTTCAATCAAAAGTATTGTCTAAACAAAGATTGTGTTCAAATTTGGCTAAAAAGTGAACAAGAGAAACAATGGGTAAAAAAGAAAAAAGAAATGAAAGAAAAGTTACAAACAGTGCAAGAGCTTCATAAACTAGCTCAAATATATTTCAATTCTTTTATTCGTAATCGAGATAGAAATAAAGGTTGTATATCTTGTGACGCTCCACTAGGTAAAAAGTTTGATGCCGGCCATTATTTTTCGAGCGGTGGTCACAAAGTAATTACATACGATGAGGATAACGTCCATGGGCAGTGTGTTTATTGCAATCAATACTTGCATGGCAATCTTTTGAACTATCAAATTGGTATACAAAAACGAATAGGAATAGAAAAATTGATTGAGCTACAAGGTAAAGCTCATGAAACTAAAAAATACTCAAGAGACGAGCTAAAACAAATAATTGAAACATATAAACAAAAAGCAATATGAAACACAACAACGATTTTAAATTTGATTTACAAGTTGGAAAAACATACGAGAACCAATTAGCTGAATTATTACAAAAAAAAATAGAAGTCAAGAGAGATTTTAGAGCAATGGAAACTCATAACATATTTGTTGAATATGAAAGCAGAGATAAGCCTTCAGGCATAGCGACAAGCGAAGCTGATTGGTGGTGTTATTGGTTAAGTGAAAAACACTTTGTAATGATAGAAAAAAACGAATTAAAAAATATTTGTAGAAAATACATAGGTACAAATCGAGATGTAAAAGGTGGTGATAGTAATACAAGCAAAGGAATTTTATTACCAATTGAAGATTTTATTAAAATAAAATAAAAAAATAGTTTTGTATTAAAATAAAACAGTTATATTTGTCGATAATTATTAACCAATTAAAAACTAACCAATGAAACATTTATTTAAAAGTCTAGCGGAATTTCAACAAGAGGTTCCCACAATTCACAAAGCAACTCAAGGATATGGATACACATATGCTGATTTACCCAAAATCTTTGAAGTAATTAACCCATTATTAAAAAAGCATGGTCTTGGATTTACTCAACTTATTCATGCAACTGATTTGATTACAATCATTTTTCATATTGAGAGTGGTGAAACAATCGAGAGTAAAACAACTATACCACAAGGAGTAGCATTGAAAGGTATGAATGACTTCCAAGTGCTTGGTAGTGCAATTACCTACTTGAGACGCTACGCTTTGAGCTCTGCTCTAGGATTAGTTACGGACAAAGATACAGATGCGGGAGGTGAGCAAATAAAAGTTGAAGCAAAAAACGAAAGTAAAAAAGTAGCTATTGATGACAAGAGACTAGCCAAAGCAATTAAAGCAATAAGCGAGGGCGATTACACTATGAAAGAATTATTAAATACATTTGAATTAACTCAAGAGCAACTTAAAAACATAGCACAATGAAAATAAGATGCTCAGCCATAGGCAAGATAATGACCTCTCCCAAATCTAAGGGGGAGGTACTATCTCAAACAACTAAAACTTACCTTCATGAGTTAGCTATTGAGGAAGTTTACGGAATAAGAAAAGAATTTAGCTCTCGTTATACCGATAAAGGTAACGAGGTCGAGGACTTATCTATTGAGCTTTGTAATGATGTGCTTGATTTAGGATTCATATATAAAAACGAGGAGCATTTTACAAATGATTGGATAACCGGGACGCCTGATGTAAACACGAAAGAAATCTTACTAGATGTAAAAAGCAGTTGGGATGCTACAACGTTTCCTTTTTTCGACACTGAATTAAAAAACAAAGACTATCTTTATCAAATGCATGGATATATGTGGTTGACGGGCAAAGAGGAAAGTCTTTTGTGCTATTGCTTAGTTGACACGCCATTGCAAATAGTGGAAGATGAAATAAGGAGGGAACATTGGAAGGCAAGTTTAATTGAGGAAAGTTTAGATTTAAGGGAGTTTGTACAATCAAAACACACCTTTGGGCACATCCCAAAAGAAAAGCGCTTAAAAACGTTTAAAATAGTAAAAGACGATGTTATAATTGAAAATATCAAAACACGAATCGAGGAATGTAGGGAATATTACGATAACTTAATACAAATTTTATGACAGCAAAAGAGAAAGCAAAGGAGTTGGTAGATAAATATATTAATATTGATTACGGGAATGTAGATTTTTATGATTTAGATTTTAATTATTTATATGATATTATGCATTATGACCCAAAAAAATATGCATTGATAGCAGTGGATGAGATTATAAAAGTAGTAGGCAATAATTCAGAATCACATATTTGGATGAAAGTTAAACAAGAAATTAAAAAATTATGAATATAACTAACGAACAAACAATAAAAAGTGAGGATACTATTTTAATTTCAGTCTTAACAAAATATTACGACCGAAGCAAGCAAGGTCAAAAGAAATACGGAACAAATCTAGACCGCAAAGACATTGATTTAATAGGATGGTTAAACCACTTACAAGAAGAATTAATGGATGCAACTCTATACATTGAAAAACTAAAAAAAACAATATGATAACACTACTATCAATTTTACTAGCTCCTGCAATTGTTTGGGGATGGATTGCCACCATATGGGCTATAATAGATTTTTTTAATAATGAACACTAAAACAAATAAAAATGAAAGTAACAGGTAAAATCCACTTTGTGGGACAAGTAAAACAAGTGAGCGACAAGTTTAAATCTAAAGATGTCGTATTATTGACGGATGAAAAGTATCCTCAATATATTAATATTCAATTTACTCAAGATAAAACGGAGCTAGTAAATCAAAATGATATTGGTCAGCAAGTTGAAGTAAGTATAAACTTGAGAGGCCGTGAATGGAAGAGTCCAACAGGTGAAATAAAATATTTTAATACGATTGAAGGGTGGCAAATCAACTCTGCAACAAGAGCAAATGAAATAGTAGCTGAAAGATTA